AAAAATTGAAACACCTTATCGGGGTTTATTAGTGTATCACGGCTTAGGATCTGGTAAGACGTGTTCATCCATTGCAGTTGCTGAATCTTTGCTTAGCACTAGCAAAGTCTATGTGATGCTTCCTGCTTCTCTTGAACCAAACTTTCGTGAAGAACTCCAGAAATGCGGTGATCCAATCTATGCCGTGGAAAATCACTGGACTACACGCACATTAAATGATGAAGTCAGAGCTGAAGGAAAGAGACTAGGTATTTCTGATAAGTTTATGGATAAACATAATCGTATTTACATTACAACTCCAAGTCAAACACCCAACTTTGAAAGCTTTTCAGTTCAAGACAAAAAAGCGATTCGTGAGCAAATCAAGGATGTTCTTGAACAGCGTTTCAACTTTATCCGATACAATGGTCTTTCAACCTCCAACATTGATGAATACATCAAAGATGGAATGTATGATGATTCAGTTGTCATTGTAGATGAAGCTCATAACTTGATTTCACGTGTGATCAATGAATCATTAATTACTGGAAAACTCTATGATAAACTCTACAATGCAAAACGATGTAAGATTGTATTGTTATCTGGAACACCAATCATTAACTCACCTAATGAGATCTCGTATATGATGAATCTTCTTCGTGGACCCATTGAACGAATCACATTGCCTTTCAAAACCATTCCAACCTGGGATGAAGAACGAATTACTAAAGCATTACGTGCAATTCCTGAAATTGATACAATTGAGTTCAATGCGTTAAAGAAGTATGTCATGGTAACTCGAAATCCTCCTCAGTTTCGTTCAACCTACAATGGTGATGGTGACCGTGTTGCAGTTCAGTATATGAAGGACTTGCCCTTTATTTCTCAAGCTGCCGATTGGGTTGCTTCCATCAAGTCAAAAATAGAAACAGATGTAGGAGGCGGTGAAATTGCAACAGAACGTGTTACTACTGAACAACTTCAATGTCTTCCAACTGATTACGAAGAATTTGCAGGGTTGTTTCTGGATGGTTTGAACATCAAAAATCCAATGCTATTTCGTCGTCGTATTCAAGGCTTAGTTTCATATTTCAAAGGTGCAGATGAACGATTACTTCCACGAAGAATTGACTTGGATAAAACACTTGAAAAAGTCCCCATGTCCGATGAGCAATTTATACGCTATCTTGAAGTGCGTTGGATTGAAATGAAGATTGATTCAAGACGAGGGCGTACTAAATTAGATGAAGATTTGAGCACTTTTCGTGTTCCTACTCGCCTTGTATGCGACTATGCACTTCCACCTGAATTAGCTATTAAAGAACCCTCAGATGAAGCACCATCCGAGAAAAAGAAGCCTCAAAAAGAAGCAGCGGATGTTGTTATTAAAAAACTTAAGGAATCTCCTCAACGCTATTTATCTGAAAAAGCTTTGGAAACCTTCAGTCCTAAGATGCTACGAATTTTGACAAATATCAAGGCATCACTTGGAAACAATCAGTTTGTGTATTCTCAATATCGTTCATTAGAAGGGTTAGGTATTCTGTCTGCAGTGTTGGATACTTCTGGATGGCAGCCTTACAAATTGACTCGTCAAGGAAATCAATGGGTAGAAGATCCTGAAATGTTGGATGACAGACCTGCATATACGTTTTACACAGGTGAAGAGAACGTTGAAGAACGTGATTTGACTCGTCAAATTTTCAATGGAGTCTATTCCAAGAACTTTCCTGCTTCTTTGAAGGAAAGTGTTCAAAAACGACCCAAGAAGATTCTTCAGTTACTGATGGCATCTGCATCAGGTGCAGAAGGTATTACATTGAACAACGTGAGACATGTTCATATTATGGAACCTCACTGGACTCCAGCACGTCATGATCAAGTTATAGGTCGTGCAATGCGTATTTGTTCACATGCAACGTTACCGATGGAAGAGCGTACTGTCAAGGTAAGTTTCTACATTTCTGTTTTTACGGAGAACCAGATGAAATCCGCTGAATATCCTAACATTGTTGCCATTCGTCGTAATGATATGGTCATCAAACGATATGAAGGAGATCCAGTTGAAACGTTCATGTCTACAGATGAATACCTTTACGAAACGGCTTTCGAAAAGGAACGCATTGGACAGCGCATGGCGTTATTGCTAAAGGAATCTGCGATTGATTGTGAAATTCATAGAAAGCTTCATTCTAGAGAACGTCCAGTAGTTTCTTGTATGCGATTTGATTCAACCACAACAGGTGAAGATTTAGCTTTCAGACCGAATATCAAAAATGAAGATACAGATGCAACTGTATTGCGCAATACATCCAAGAAACACCGAAGACTGCAAAAAGTGTTGGTCAAAGGAATTTCATTGATTCTAGATCCTGATTCAAAAGAAGTTTTTGATGGACCTGCATGGGATGATAATCAACGGTTATTGCGAATGGGAACATTAGTGACTCCTAATTCTATAGAATTTCTGACTTAACGTCTTCTAACAATGAAGCACATACTTCCTTCCAGGTCTTGAACTTATAGTTTGCAGCTGCTTTCTTAAGAGCTGGAAGATTATCAATCATAGTCTGCATTGTATTTGCAATATCAATGTAACTGAAATTAGGAGCCCATGATCCAAGAGGCATTGTTCCGGAGAAATAGATGCGATCATTTGGTTTAACAAATCCACCGACGGTTTCATCCATAAATGAGCGATAGGTTCCAATATCCGTTACAAGTTGAGGAGCTCCTGTATACAAGTGTTCAATTTGGCAGAGTCCGAATCCTTCACCATCTGAAGTGTTCACACCTATATCTGCTGCATTATAAAGTTCATTAATGGCTGCATCAGGAAGAGCTTTTGCAGATGTATCGACTAACATCAATCGTTTTGCAAAATCTGCTGGAGTTAATCCTCTACGTTGTAGTTCAAGTGTAAAAATACGATTGATGTCATGATAAGCTCCCTGTTGAGCATTAAGTCCAGTAACAACCATGTAATAATAAGGTTTCTTTGGATCTCGAGTAATAAGTTCTGCAAATGCCATCAGTGCTAGATCATGTCTTTTTCGATGACTGTTGCGATTGACATTAATCATTAAGACAGCATCCGATGGAAGATTCATTGAAGAACGAATAGCGCCACGTGTTACTTCTGGAATTTTGGAAAAAAAGGTTGTATCGACTGCATTCTCAAGAACTCGAATGTCTGGAAATGGACCATATTTTGAATAGATGTCTGCCCAGTAAGGAGTAAAACAATAAATACGGTGTGCATTTTTGTTCATACTTTCAATAAGAGGTGGTAAAATACCTTCGTAGACTTGATCAATGTATAACCAAAGTTTATACTTTGACTTTTCCTTGTCAAACTTCATTGCTTCAATAAACCGATGGATAATCAATGGATCATTGTAGATCATCACTACATCAGGATTGACCATCTCTAAATAATCATAAATTTTATTGAATCCAAATCCTTCTTCTTTTGGGTCTTCATTTGCAGCTGCATCATACGAAATGACACCTTTAGGAACTGTTCGAATATTTGAATGTGATGCATGACGCTGAAATCCAAAGTGATAAGTTTTCACTTGAGGTGCAAGTGTTGACAGTTGACCCAATAGATTATATACAACCTTTGAATATCCTGTCGTTTGATCTACGTGAGTGCTAACCAGAACAAATCTCATTATACTGATAGTCTTTTCTCTCCGTAAATCACAAATGCAAGTCAACTCAGCGCAAGATTATTTGACAAACCAGAAGCGCAAGATTATTGCCAGATCATTATCTGTGGCTCCTCCACCTCAGAAGAGACGCACTAATACCATGTATGTTGGTGTTCTTGCAAATGAGGCACAAATGTACACTCGATTTGTTGGGGGTGTAGGTATCAATACAGTTGGTCCAGCTACATTAGGAAAAACATATACTTCAGATTGCTGTGTTCCTGCGAATATTGCGACTACTACCTATTTAGTCTAATCTCATACTAACACAATATGCCGGGAGGTCTACTTCAACTTGTCGCAATTGGAGCCCAGAACGAACTTATTAATGGAAATCCGTCAATGACGCATTTTCGGGCAGTTTATCGGCGACACACTAACTTTGC